TTCTTGCCACAGCAATTGACTCGGGTGGTCACCACACGCATGAGGTTTATCAGTTCTGTCGTATTCGTCGTTGGCGAAATATCTTCGCAGTGAAGGGCGAGAGTCGTAGTGGTAAGCCGGTTATCGCACAGCGCCCGTCCCGCGTTGATGTCAACTGGCGCGGGAATATTGAAAAAAACGGTGCTGAGCTCTGGATGATTGGCACAGACACAGCAAAGGACTGGATATATAACCGATATGCACTGGTGTCAGGACCCGGCGCGTTGCACTTTGCAAAGGATCTGCCTGACGATTTCTTTGCACAATGCGTGGCTGAACGAAAAGTCGCTCGTTTTGTGAGGAATGATTGGCGCATCGAATGGACCAAGGGCAAGGCTGATCGTAACGAAGCGCTAGATCTGATGGTGTATTCCTTAGCCATGGCTGAATACCTAGGCTTGGGGCGTTATCACGAAAGTGATTGGGATCGGGTGCGGCAGTCGCTCATGCAGCATCACTTGTTCGAAGACAAAACAGTGCCAGCTGATCCGGTAGTAGTTCGACAGTCAACCGGAAAACCTGAGGCGTCACCCTCTGCGGAAAAGCTCTCAGCTGAGCCGCCTGCAGCTCCTGTCCAACCCGTTATTCCACGCCACCAGCCGATGGCCGCTTCTTCACGCCGCATTAGTACAAGCGGTTACCTCAAGAGACGCTGATATGTCGTTTACCCCCAAGCACCTCGAAGTCATCGAGCGCGCGATTGCGCGCGGTGAAAAGACCGTGCGCTACAGCGATCGCACGGTGGAGTACCGCTCCATCGACGAACTGCTCAAGGCTCGCGATGAGATCCGCACGTCGCTGACCAACGCTGCCGGGCCGCGCTCTCGCGTGATCCGGCTTACCCACGGAGGCAAGGGACTCTAATGGCTCGATACTATCCGACGCTGACCCGTAACGGATTCTTGCTGCCGTCGAACATCAAGGCCAGTTACGAAGGCGCCGGTGAGGGCCGACGTTCGGCCAGTTGGGAGGCTACGGACAACGGCATCAACAGTATCAACACCCCAGCCCTGCGCAACCTGCGTGCGCGTTCGCGGGCGGCGGTGCGCAATGACCCGTACGCGTTCAACGTCATCGATAAACGCGTCAGCAACCTGATCGGCACCGGCATTACGCCCAGGCCGACCACGGACGACGCCGAGCTGCGCAAGCTCAAGCAGCAGCTGTGGGATGACTGGGTGGATGAGGCAGACGCCGATGAGCTGACCGACTTCTACGGCATGCAGGCCCTGGTGGCGCGCACCGTAGAAACGGCCGGTGAATGCTTTGTGCGATTGCGACCCCGCAGCCCGAGCGAAGGTTTGGCAGTGCCGCTGCAGCTGCAGGCGCTGGCGCCTGAATTTGTCCCTCACGACAAATTCGAGATGGCCAAAAACGGTAACGTGATCCGCGCCGGGATCGAGTTCAACCCGGCGGGCAAGCGTGTGGCGTATTACATGTACCTATCGCATCCCCGCGACTCGTCGTCGTTGAACGCTGGCTACAACCAATTGGTGCGCGTACCGGCAACACAGGTTCTGCATATCTTTGAACCGATGGAGCCCGGGCAGTTGCGCGGCGTCCCGCGTTTGGCCCCGGTGCTGAAGCGCCTGCGCAGCTTGGATAACTACGACGACGCGGTGCTGTTCCGCCAGGAAGTGGCGAACCTGTTTGCAGGCTTCATCAAGCGGCCATCACCGGAGATGGGGCAACAACCACGTGACCCTGTCACGGGGCAGTTGTTGACCACTGACCGCGACGGCTTCACGCCGATGGTTGCCCTAGAGCCCGGCACCATGCAGGAGCTGGGGCCAGGTGAAGAGGTGGAGTTCTCCAAGCCACCAGATGCCGGCAACAACTACCCGGATTTTATGCGGCAGCAACTGATGGCTGCGGCGGCGGGTTCGAGCACGCCTTACGAGATCCTCACCGGCGACATGCGCGAGGTCAACGACCGGGCGCTCCGGGTGGTGCTCAACGAGTTCCGGCGGCGCCTGGAGCAACTGCAGTTCGGCGTGTATGTGCACCAGTTATGTCGTCCGGTGCGGGCTGCCTGGATGGACATGGCGGTGCTGTCCGGTGCCCTGGTGCTGGAGGACTACGCGCAACGTCGACGCGAATACTTGCGTACGCGTTGGGTACCCCAAGGGTGGGCCTATATCCAGCCGGTTCAGGACGTACAGGCGCGCCAAATGGAGGTGCGGGCGGGCTTTGCCTCACGCAGCGAAATGGTGCTGCGTACCGGCTACGACGCGGAAACGGTCGATACCGAAAACGCCGCCGATCTCGCTAGAGCCGCGGGCCTCGGCCTCAACTACACGACTCTTGAAGCCATCGAGACGATCGATGACAAGGAACAACCATGAGCAAAAAAACGAAACCCCGTGTTTATGACAAGGCGGGCAAGCAGGTGACCGTCGCGGATAAAAGCTGGTACACGCTCCAGGCCAGCGGCGAAGCCGAGCAGCGCAATATCGAGATCTTCGTCTACGGCGAGATCGGCGCCTGGGGTGTCACCGCCAATCAGTTCGTACAAGCTCTGCGCGCCATTGATGACGGTGTATCGCCAGTGATCGTTGCGTTTAACAGTATCGGTGGCGATCTGTTCGACGGCCTAGCGATCCACAACGCGCTGTCGCGCTTGGGTGAGCGTTGCACCGGCCGCATTGATGCGCTGGCTGCCAGTGCGGCCAGTGTCGCGGTGTGCGGGGCTCATCGGGTGGTGATCGCTTCTAATGCGATGTTGATGATCCACAACCCCTACACCTTCACCGGTGGCGATGCGGACGACTTCCGCCGTGTTGCCGATGTACTGGACCAGACCCTTGAAGCGATCATCGCGGCCTACAAGGCCAAGGCGCCGGACATCGACGAGGCCGAGTTACGGCGCATGGTTAACGCTGAAACCTGGCTCACGGCCAACGAAGCGGTGGCACTTGGTCTGGCCGATGAAGTGGGCGACGGCCTCAAGGTTAGTGCCTGTCTCGGCCAGGGAAGTGTATTGCAACGTTTCCAGCATGCCCCGCCTGAGCTGCTCGCCCAGCTCGATGAAGAGCCAGAGGTGGAACTGCCAGAGCCGAACGTTCCACCGGCGCCGGCTCCCGTGGTGGACGCGGCAAAACTGGCGCTGATGGTCACACAAGGTTGCGCAGCAGCAGGCATCAGCAACCTGGTGGAACCACTGTTGGCATCAACCAATCTCGAAAGCGAAGCCGTGATCCAGGCGGCGCTGACCAAGGCCAAAGCCCTGCACGGTTTGTGCGTTGCCGCACGACTGCCCGAGCTGGCCGGTGAATTCATCACCGCCGGCCTGGACGAAGCCGCAGTCAGGGCGCGACTGTTCGACAAACTGGTGGGCAGTGGCGGCGGCTTTGAAATCAACAACAGTCTGCCGTTGGACAATGACCCCGAACCCACGGTCAAGGCCAAGCAGGTCGACACCCAAGCAATCTGGAGCTCCCGTCAGGCGGCTCATAACGGAAACTCGAAAGGAGCAAGAGCATGAAAATTGAATCGATGCACGCGGGCGAGTTCCTGCTGTCCGAGGGTGCTGGCAACATTTCCCGCGAAGCGATCAATGTCGCCGCCGGCGCCGCGCTCGAACCGGGCCAGATCCTGGGCCTGATCACCTCAACCAGCGAATTTGCGCCGTATAAGCCTACTGCAGAGGATGGCACTGAAAATGCTATCGCGATCCTCTACGGGCCGTTGGGCGAATCGGATGTGGTAAGGCGGGGTCGTGCCATTGTGCGGCTCGCCGAAGTCAGCGAAGCGCATTTGACCGGCCTCGATCCCGCCGCCGAGAAGGCCCTGGGCGTTAATCACATCATCGTCCGTTAAGACGATCACCATGTTTTTTCATCCCGCCAAGTGCGGGATTTTTCGTTTCTGGAGAGTACCCATGGCCGATATCGCCATTTTTGAAGATGACGCGTTCAGCGTTTCCTCCCTGACCGCTGCAATCAATGATCAGGAATACTTGCCGGGCCGCATCAGCAGCCTGGGTCTGTTTCGCGAAGAGGGCATCAGCACGATCACCGTTCAGA